AATTACTCCTGTTGTTGGAAACCCTGTTGTTGAGGCAAGTGTAATAGAAGTTCCGGATCCTCCAGTACCTGCAGTGTTGTCTAATAAAGCTCCATTTAAGTTTGTAGTAAGTCCAGATGCTCCTCCATAAGATCCTGTACCAAATCCAAAACCAAATGTTTGTCCAATAGGACCTACTTTAACATATCTATTTACAGTACATGCACCTGAACCAGCAACAGTAGTCCCCGCATTAGTTGCCATAGTTATTGTAAATGTATTAATAGTTGCACTGATTACTTCAAAAGTTTGATCAGTAAAATTTGCTGCAGTGTATCCTGCACCTACTGGTGGAGTTACACTTGTAAAAGTAAAGTAATCTCCTGCAATCATGTTGTGTCCCGTTAAGTTAACGGTGACCGTTGGCGAGGTGTTTGTAGTATCAAACGTACCTCCAGTTTGTGCTGTCTCTAATGGAGTAACATCGTAATAGGCTCCTCCATAATAAATAAATAATCCTTTTTGAGTTCCGAGTGCTACGTATCTATTGCCATCTAAATCTGCCCATTGATGTTGTGCTCTTACAACACCGGCTAAGGTATCTGTAGTAATAGAAGACCATCCACCTATTTTTTCAGGGAAGCCATAACGAAATCGTACAAAATCACCATCTACGTATTGCCCTTCGGCAGCAGTATCTGTGATTTGCTTGTTAAATCCTGGTCTTATATTAATTAAATTTAAAGCCATATGGAATTATACCATACTGTTTATTTTTTTGAAATGTCTTGAGGTACAATATCTTCAGAGCCAAAAGAGGTTATTTGTGGATCTTTCTCTGACATTATAACTAGGTCAGTCACAATTTTAGCTAAATGATTTTTAAAATGCTGTAATCCAACCTTATCAAAAATTAAAGTATTGTTATTTTTTTTTATTGTTTCTAGATCTTTATCATAAAGTATATATCATCGTTTAAACCAAGATGGAAGACTTAAATTATTGTTGTTATTTCATCATCAACTATTTTATTTTTGGATAATTTTGGTATTGCTTGACAATTCCAATGTATAAATCTAAACGGATCTATACCTAAATCAGGCACAAATTCATGCATTAAATATGAAGGAAAGAAAACAGTTAGACCTGGTTTAATTGTTAAATTTACTTCATTAGATGAATGATCAATTTTTTTAGAATCTAATTGAGGTAAATCATTCATTAATTTACCAACTCTAGGATCTTGTAATATTGGGTATGAAGTTTTTTCCGAACACTTTAAAAATAAAAAACCTGATATATGTCCATTCCAATGATTGTGTGATCTATGCCACCCACACCCGTTTTTAGAGAATTCTTGAACCCACATTTCTGTGATATTAATTTCATAATTTTTTAAATCATAACCCATTTGAGTTAAAAATTTTGTAGAATTTTTTTCAATAAAAAATTGTAATTCTAAAAAAGATTTTTTGTTTACTAAATTTTCAGAGTGAAAAGTAAATCCTTTATCTTTTATCTCTCCAAATATTTTATTTCTTTCAATTATTTCTTTTTCTTGTAAATTTTTTGCATCTATAATCATTTGATCAGATGCATAATTTAAATCTTTTAATTTTTCTTGATTTATTTCTTCCCCAATCCATATAGGAGTAGAAAACAAATCCATAGTTTGAAACATCATGTCTTCAACTGGTGCTGTGTAATTTACCATTATTCTATTTTTATATTACCTGAAACAGATACTCTTTCTCCCTCACATTGAAAAGAATTTACAAAATGATGAAGAGTAGCTGGAAAAATAAAAATATCGCCTACTTCAGGAACAAAATTAATACGATTAATGGATGATTTATCTCTCTCTAACTTATTAATAAAACAAATCGCCCCTGGTTTTTCTCCACTCGATACATTATTTTCTTTTTCTTTTTTTAATTTTTCAGGAATATTTAAATAAATAACAAAAGATAAATCTTCATCATGAGTATGCAAGGGATTAGATTCAAATTTAGTCATATAATTAACCCATGCCGTTGTAAGAGTGTTTTTTTTACCCAAAAAAATATTATGATGTTTATATGAAGCTTGATTATAACTATCTAAATAACTAATAATAATAGGTAATAATTTTTTATAATTAATTTCGTATTCTTGTTTTATTAAGCCGGCCAAATTTTTTCTAAAATCTTTTTTTTTATTTTTTTTACACAAAGATTTAATCTGTTTTATTTCTTCATTTGTTAGTTTTGCTTTATATAAAAAAGGTCCCCAGTGAAAAAAATTATAGTGTATTGTTTTATTCATATATTTTATTATTTTTCAATATTTTTAATCTCAGTCTCATCATAAGTCGTCGTATTATACTTCTCGCTTACTTCTGTAAGAACAACAATAGCTTTTAATAAATGATTTTTTAAATGAGCTAAAGATTCTTTTGACACAAGAAAACAATTTTCGTTTTTTTTAATATTAGTCAATTCTTTTTTTGTAAAAGCTAATCTTAATAATCCTTTTTTTTCATCTATAATAAATTTCATACCAAACTTTCTCCTAAAACTTTTCTTTTATCTAATACTAAATTTTTTTTAGGCCCATCTGCATCTACATAATGTAAAAAAACTTGAGAGCTGTAATCCTGTTTTAATGGCTCTCTCCAATGTTGAGTTTTCTCTCCCATATACACAACACCATCTCCTTTTTCTAAACTAACAGATTTATCTCCAATGTATATAGGCCAAGGTTTGTTTTCACTAGAATCAATATTAATTGAAATAGTGTACTCGCAATGAGCCCTATCTTTATGTTTTATAAGTGATTGATATTTTGTATACATTCTAAAATATGAGTACGTAGGATATAACTTTTTACCAATTTTTTCTTCAAAAATTTTATATTTAGTAAGTAGTAAAGAATCAAATACCGGGTGTCCATATATTCTAAATGATCCACCAGTATACTGTGCATCAACATCATCAAAAAATTCTTTTGTTAATGGAGCGGATCTAATAAATGTTTTTGCAACTGTACTTAAAAGTGTTATTTCACTTTTATCTAAGATATTTTTTATAATTAAGAATTTAGATTTCATGGCATCCACCCCACTATAACATATCTTACTCCTTTAGTAACTTTTGCTACTGAGTGCACAAACAAATGATTACTAGGGAAAATTATTAAACTGTTTGATTTTATTTTAATTTTATTATTGTCATCATCTGGAAAATGGAAATGTAATTCTCCTCCTTCGTAGTCGTCATTTAGACCATATATAAAACTTATTCTTCTAGGTATAGTCACATGATAATCTGAGTGAGCATTATAAAAAGCACCAACATCATATTTTAATAAAGACAATGTAAGGTCCATGTGAATAGGTCTTTCTAATGCTTTTTGAGTTTCGTACATTTCATTTAATGTTTTTAAAAATTTAAAAGATAAATATTTATACCAATAAACATTTGTAAATGATGTTTCTTTATTTGTATTAGTTAAAAATCTTGTTTTGACCTGTCTAATTTTTTTATCAACTTTATTGTTTCCATTTAAAATAACACTAGCATTTTCATAATCTAAAATTTCTTTACTAACTTTAGTAAAAATATTAAAAGATTTTTTAGAAAGTATGTTTTCTTTAATAAAAACTAAATCTTTTAGTTCCATGATGTTTTATTTTTATTCCAAAATAAATTTTTATATCTATCTACAAAAGTCAACTCCCACAAAGATTGCCAAAATTTTTCATTAGAATTTTCATATTTTGTTATCATTTTCCAATCATCTCTTTTAAAAGGTATAATTTGAACATACGGTGTTCCTTTAAAAATACAAGTGTTTATTTCTTTATGTTTTTCAGTATTTAATATAATAGGAAAATTAACTTCCATAGGGAATTTGTCAGTATGAACAATTCCCTCTATTATTTTAAAATAATCTTGTGATTTGTTATTTAAAGGATTTAAAAAAATACATGAATAGCCTTTAGGTGTTTTAATTTTCCAAGGATTAATTATTTTGTGAAAAGGGGAGTTACCATTTTCTTTTATCATTGGACTACCTTTTAATTGATCTGTGTTATGAGGATCGGTTGACGCTAAAGAAATTCCCTGTGTTTTTAAAAAACCATTACTATCATGAGAGCTTATAGGATTATAAAATTTAGATACAGGACTCTTTTCTTTTGTAAGACCCGATCCAAAAATATTTTTTTCTAGATTATATTGAATTTTATAATCTGTTGGTAATTGTAAAGAATATCCTGAAGTTAACGTCTCTAAAAAAGGTATGCATCCTTTAATATTTCTTGTAAGTTTAATGTTTTTTTTCTTAGAATTTTCAAGTTTTTTATACCATTCCGGTATATTTAGTTTTATTGGTTTTGGAAAATCTTCTTTTAAAGAATAATATTTTTCGTGTGTTGTAAATTCAATTGTTTGCACAAATAAGTTATACTATTTTATAGAATAAAATTAATTACTTTCGTTAAATATATTTAGACACCCTACCCAAGTAATACTTCTTTGATTACACATGTCATAGAGTGAGAAAGTATTAGGGAATTCAAAATTATTTTCTTCATGAGAATTTCTTAATTGCTCTAAACAACTTAAATGAGCAGCTTCTGGTTTTCTAGTTCTTAGTTCTATTGTATAATTAAGATATCTTTCAAAATTTTCTTTAGTATTCCATTCAACTGGAACCTCAATCATAAGAACATTATTATTCTCATCATATTGAGATGTGTGAGTTTCATTAACAATTTGATTATATTGTTCAGTTGTTATTTCTAATACATTAAATTGTTCTAATCGTAATCCCGCTGGAACTGCAGCATCATTTTCTGCAACTCTGTAAAGTGAATTTTGATTTGGTCTATTTATAAAAAAAAATGCTTTTGCCATAGTTTATGCCTCAAATATATATAGTGCGCCGGATTTTCCAGAGTTTCCTGGACCTGGTGATGTTCTTCCCAGTCCTCTTGTACCTTGATTAAAATGGTAACCATTTTCATTACTGCCACCCATAGTGTTTGTCATATCTAATGTTGAACCTGGTGCACTTCCGGCATTTCCAGAAGTTCCGGGATTTCCACCTCCAGGATTTCCACCTGTACCACCGTTTGCAGTAAAGTTTGAAAAGTTAGTAGCTCCTCCAGCATTACCAGCACCACCACTTCCTGTTCCACTACCACCTACTGAATAAGGAGCAGAAAAAGGTTGAGTTATAGCAACTTTATAAGAACCAAAACCCCCGTTGCCTCCGCTACCACCAGTTCCACAATTAGTCCCAGCACCAGCAGCTCCGCCGCCAGCAGCAATATAAGCAAGTAAACTTGTTCCTCCACCTGGAGAGGGAGAGGTATAAGTTCCTGATCCCGAAGTTGCAAAAAAAGTTGGAGCAGTAACTCCACCTCCAGATGCACCGGCTGAGGCAGCCGTTAATCTTCCTTGTCCGTCAACTGTAATTGATGCAAGTGTATAAGAACCTGCAGTTACCGCTGTGTCTGCTAATTTAGCTGCTGTTACTGCATCATCAGCAATAGTTGCTGTTGTTACATTAGCAGGTGTAATTTTTGCTGTAGTTACAGCATTAGCTGCAAGTGAAGCTGTTGTTACATTAGCAGGTGTAATTTTTGCTGTAGTTACAGCATTAGCTGCGAGTTGTGCAGTTGAAACTGTTCCTGTAATAGAAGCAAATCCAATTGTTCCACCTAAAGTATCTAAAGATATTTCAACAATATTAGTTCCATCAGAATATGCTGCATAAATTTTTTGTGCATCAGGAGTAAATCCAGATCCACTAACAGTTTTAATAGTTAAGTTAGTTGGATTAACTATTGCACTACAATCAAATATGTAAAATTTTTCAATACTATCTGGAATAGTTACAATAGAAGAACCTGATAAAGTTCCTGTAAATTTTATTACCATATTTCTTGCATTAGAAATAGCTTTATTTGTCATTACTAAATTAACTGTACCACCACTTGTTAAAGCGACAGCTTCATAACCAGCAATAGCTTGTTGAATTAAATTTAAGTTATTATTAGTATCAGAACCCCAAGTACCAGAAGCTTCACCAGTTCCTATTAGTTCTAATTTTAAATCTGAAGAATAAGTTGACATAATTTGTTATATTTTATAAATTTATATTTGTAAATAATATATATTTGTATTCATTTGTACACTAAATATTAGTCCAAGTTTCAGTATT